TGCTGAGCGTGGCCCAGGGTGCGCTAGCGGCCATCCCGGGGCTCGGGGGGCTGGCCCCGGCGGCGGGCACCGTGGGCTCGGCGCTCGGCTCCCTGGCCCTCCCGGTGGCGGCCATCGGCGCGGCCCTGGTGCTGATGTGGTTTAACTCCGAAAAATTCCGCTCGGCGGTGATCGCGCTAGGCCGCGCCATTCTCTCGGCGCTCCAGCCGGCTATCTCGGCGCTTATGGTTGGGTTCCGTATCCTGGCCCCGATCGTGGGGCAAATCGCGGGCATCCTCGGAGACATGTTCGGCGGCATCATCAAGGCGCTCCTCCCGCTGCTGGGGCCGCTGGGCCAGCTGGTGGGCGTCATCCTGGTGGCCGCGTTCAAACTGCTGGGCCTGATCCTGGGCACAATCCTGGTGCCCGTGCTCCGAATCCTGGCCGCTGTGATAACGGTGGTCGTCCAGGTGATAGCGGCCGTCTTGATACCCGCGCTCACCTGGCTCATCAACATCATCACGAGCGTCATCAAATGGATCATGGGCGGGAGCCCCGGCCTGATACCGGCGTTCAATGCCCTCACAACCGTGATGCGCGCGGTGGCCGCGTTCCTGATAGGGCCCATGTCGGCGGCGTTCGGCGCGCTGGCCTCGGCCATCTCGGCGGCGTGGAGCTGGGTTACCTCGGCCACGGCCTCGGCCTGGGCGGTGGTGGCCTCGGTGGTGGCCGCCTCGGTGAGCCGGGCGTCGGCCACGGTGGCCTCGGGCATGTCCACCATTGGAGCCACGGTTAACAGCGGGTGGACGTGGGTGCGCAACACGACGTCGACGCTGCTGGCCTCCACAAACAGCGTGATCCTGGCCGGGTGGACGCTGGCCCGCACCACCACGGCCTCCCTGTGGGGGCAAATCGGCTCGGTGATCGCGGGAGCCTGGACCAACATCCGTAACAACAGCTACGCCAACGGGACGGCGCTAACCGGGTGGATGAGCTGGCTGTGGGGAGACATCCAAGCCAAGGCGGCGGCCGGGTGGCGTGGAATCGTCAACGCTATTTCCAGCGCGTGGCAAGCGGTACAGAACGCGGTAGCCGGCCCGGCCCGGTGGGTGGTTAACTCCATCATCAACCCACTCATCAAGGGCATCAACGTCTTGCTTAAGGCCGTCAACATTGGTGAGCTGGCACCGATACCGGCGTTCGCTGGCGGCGGGCGGATACCCGGCGGGTGGGGTGGCGGTGACCGGCATTTGATCCTGGCCGAGGCCGGCGAATGGATGCTCACCAAGCACCAGGCGCGGGCCATCGGATACCGCAATCTGGCCCAGCTCCCCCGGTACGCCGAGGGCGGCGAGGTTGGCCGGTACCCGCACCCATCGGCGCGCATGCCCAGTATCGGCAACGTCGTCGGCGGCCTTAAGGACCTGGGGGCGGGGTTCGCGCGGATTACCCGCATTGATCAGCTGGCCTCCATGGGTAAGGATTTGCTGGAGGGGTTCGGAGGGTTCCTTTCCTGGGTGGCGGCCCAGGCGTTTGAAAAGCTGGCCGAGCCTCTTAAAAAGGCTGTGGAGCCCTGGACGACCGATCCCCAGATATTCCCCAAACAGTGGATTGGGAAGACGGTCATCAAGGCCATCGAGGCCGCTGTGGAATTCATCATGGGCAAGGCCATGCCCGAGTACGGCGGCGGGCCGGGCGTGGCGGCGATGGCGGCCGAGGTTATCCGCAATTTCCCACAGCTGTCCATCACCTCAGCATTCCGGCCTGGTGACCCCGGGTACCACGGCCAGGGCCTGGCCAGAGACCTGGGTGGCCCGGTATCGGTGATGAACGCGGCCGGGCGGTGGATGGCCGAGCGGATGACGTCGATGCTGCTGGAGGGCATCCACAACCCCACGCTGTCGGTGAAGAACTATAAGCCCGTGCCCTCCAGTTTCTGGGGTGGCGGCACGTGGGCGGGCCACGCCGATCACATCCACATGGCGGCCAAGGAAAGCGACGGCGGCCCGGCGGTGAGTTTCGGCGGCGGGCCCGGCAACTTGCGCGGCATCGTGGACGCGGTCGCGCGGGCGTTCGGTGTGGGCTGGGCAACGGACCTGGCTATGCGGCGGCTCAACGTGGAATCGGGATTCCGCGCCGACGCCGTCAACAGGTGGGACATCAACTGGCAACGCGGGACGCCCTCGGTGGGATTCGCTCAGATCATCGGGCCCACGTTCGCGGCGTACGCGGGCCCGTACCGCAATAAGGGCCCGTTCCTGTACGGCGTGAGCCTGGACCCGATGGCGCAGATTTACACCATGTTTGCGTACTCCATCGCGCGGTACGGGCGCGGTGGGCTGGCCAGGGCGTGGGGCGGCACCCAGGGGTACGCGGCCGGCGGCATCGTGAGTGAGCCGGTGATAGGGATGGGGCTCCGCTCGGGCACGGCGTACTCGTTCGCTGAGCGGGGCCCGGAGCTGGTGTCCCCGCTGGCCGGGCCCGGCGTTTACACGCCTGGAGGGGGCGGGCGTACCGTGATTAACGTGTACCCCCAGCGTGGGCAAGATGAGCGGGCCATCGCGGCGGCGGTATCCCGTGAGCTGGCCTGGGCCGCCGCTGGAGGCGCACCGTGACCACGCCGTTTACACTTCCCCCGATGTCCTGGGATGGGCTGGAGCTTAACCCCGGCCACATGCCCGATGGGCTCACCACCATGGTTGTGGAGGAGTGTACCGGGTGGTGGGATAGCCCGGCGTTTAACGGCCACGACGCGGAGCTTGATTTGGCCGATGGCGGTCTGTACGGCCCCAAGGTGATGCAACCTAAAGAGTGGACGTTCACGGGCGCGGCGGTGGGCCCCCGTCCGGTGCTGCTGGAGTTTCGTGATCAGCTGGCGATGCGGGCCGCCTCCCGGGAGCCGGCGGCCCTGGTGGTGATCGATCCGCCTACCGGCCGGGCCCTCACCACGGACCTGAGGTGCGGCGGCGATGCGCTGAGGGTGGCGTTCATAGCCCCGGCGGCCATCCGGTGGCAGCTGACGGCCACGGCGGCCGACCCCCGCATGTATGAGCTGGCCTGGCGGCGGGCCACGCTCACCACGCCGAGCCCAGCGGAGACGGGGCGGCACTACCCGCGCTCGTATCCGTGGCAGTATGGCGGCACGTCGCTGCCGAACATGGCTCAGCTGTCCAACCCCGGCAATGTGGACGCCCCGGTGTTCGCTCTGGCTACGGGGGAGCTGGCGGGGGCGGGGTGGCCGCTGGCCACGAACTGGAGCCTCACCGATGGCACCAGCACCATTACGGTTAGGCCGCTGGCGTTGGATGAGACGCTCATGCTGGACACGCAAACGCTGATAGCTGAGGCACCCGGCGGCGCGTCTCGGGCGGCGATGATCGTAGCCGGCTCGGTGCCGCTGGTGGTGCCGCCGCGCTCCACGGTGACGTGGCGGTTGCTTGCGTACGCGGGTGAGGGCACCGTGGAGCTTAGCTGGCGGGGGGCCTGGGCATGAGCACCATGGCTGGCTGGAAACCCGGCAGAGAGGCGCTGAGGCCCGGACAGTGGCAGTTCTGGGCCGATACCATCGTGGGTGCGGTGCCGCTGGGCCCCGTCCAGCCGGCGGCGTTCCGGTGCTCGTGGAAGCTGTCCGATTTCGGGGCTGGCTCGGTTACATTGCCGGCCGATTCGGTGGCACTCCATCGTGAGCAGCTGCTGAGGTTGTGGACCTGGAGGTTGTGGGCCCTGTATAACGCGCGGCCCGTTTGGTGCGGAATCCCCACAGGGATCACTGACGATGGCGGGCCGCTGGTGACACTCACTCTCACTGAGCTAACCGGGTACCTCACCAAGCGGCAATTCGACGTCTCCCCCTCTCAGCGGTTTGACCAGGTGGAGCAAACAGCAATTGCATATGCACTTGCACAGCCGGTGGAGGATGTTGGTGTCACGATCGCGCTGGAGCCGGGCCCTGGGTTTTTGCGCGACCGTACGTATGAGTTTCTGGAGGGGGCCCACCGTGGGGAGCTGCTCCAGAACCTGGCCGGTGTCATCGAGGGCCCCCAGTGGCGGGCCGACTACGGGCTGAGCCCGGCGGCTATCCCGACGTGTACGCTCCGCATCGCCTATCCGAGGGTGGGGCACGATACGGGGCTGGGGTTGACAGTGCCGGGGCGTGCGGTGGAACACTCGGCATCGTGGGATGGTGACGAGATGAGGACACGCACGTTCGCGGTGGGTGATCTGCCCGAGGATGCCCCCGAGGGTGAGCCTCGGCCGTGCGCCATCGAGGACAGGCCCCAGGCCCTGGTGCCACGGCTTGATGCGCGCGATGAGTGGCCCTCGGTGATCTTGCTTAGTACGCTGGCCGAGCGGGCGGCCACGGCGGCCACCCAGCAAGCGGCCCCGGCGCTGGAGCTGTCCGGTACGGCCCCGGAGAATGGGCCGCCTATCGGGAGCTACGGGGTGGGTGACACGGTCACTCTCAACATTACGACGCCGCTGCTGGCCGGTGGGCTCACCACCGATGCCATCCTCACCGGCATCGAGGCCGATGCTGGCTCGGGCACGGCATCGTGGACGGTGGCGGTTTC